CAACACCATGGGCACACCTAGTTGTGATCTAGAGGGAGTTGTCGATTTTTCTAAACTACCTATTGATAGTCTCAATGGAGATGTTACAAAAATCCCAAATGATTTTTGGCATCTTGAATTGTTAATCAAGAATGGTAGTGAAGTAACAGCCAGAAAGGTAGTTACTTTGGTAGAATTAATAGAGCATATTATTGCTCGACATGTGAAACACAATCTTCAATTTCTCGCTAATAAAAGTGCGGAAAGTGATTTGGCTTCACAACTTGCGGAAAGTTTGGGATTCAACTGGAATCCTAAGAATATCGTTCATCTTCCGCAAGCTAATTGTCCTGATAATCTTAGTAGATGTGTTAAATATCTAGAAAGCTTATCAGCGAAAAAATTAGAACTTTATCAGAATAAGTATAGCCTTGTGTGCCATAGATTTGGACGATTAGATTTAATTCTTCCGAATTTTATTGAAAGTTTCAAGACACTTCTTATGGGCCAAGATGTACCGGATGTTCTGTTATCGAATATGTCTTCTCCAATAACAGTAGTTTCTTTTATGAAAGAAATTATGGAGGAGCATTTTAAAAAGGGAGTTAATCCTCTTACTTTTGAAATCGAGAGATTGATAGAAGTAAATCCTAAAGTTGGACCTTTAGCCAAACTGCGAAATGTCTTCGGCAATTTTATTACTTTTTGTAAGAAAAATTGGATTGTTATGATATTAGGGGGAGTGTTAACAGGATCGGCTTTATATTACTTGTCTGGGTTTTTCGACTCAGTGCTAGGGAATTTCCCACAATCTGTAGATGTGAAAACTATGGGTAAAAGACATGCTGGAAAAACCAGAATTGTCAAGTTGCAATTAAAACAACAACCTATTTTACAAGCTGAAGGTGCTCTACCTCCAGACTTTGAATTTGCAGGATTACCCAATTTTAAAGGTGTAGACTTCGGCCGAAAAACTAATAAAACTGATGTTTTAGCAAAAATATTTAACAAGTATTTTTATATAATGTATTTGGTTGATCACTCTATGAAAGATGATATTGATTTTGAAGCCACTCGGTGGGGTCATTGTATGAACCTTACTGGTCAGATTTTTATAATGCCTATGCATTTTATACTTCTGATGGTTTCATTTACTCAGAGAAAATCTTTCAAAGGAGCCACTATAGTTTTAACAACTACTAATGGTTCTAATAGGTATTCTGTGGATATTTTAGAATTTATAAATAGTTTCAGAACTACTGACAGTGCATCAGATAGTGATGTATGTTTAGTAAAGCTAGAATGTGCTCAAAAAAATGTCTAAAGGTACTTTACCTTATTTCTTGACCGCTGGAGATTATGATAATCTTCTTAGAACTACAAGTTTTGCGGGTCAAATAGTAGGGTCATATCATCCTTCTGGATTGACAACCTTAGGGTTGAGAAATCATTACGCGCAAGTTTCCCTAAATAAAGGAAGTATTAACATTTCTGCTATTTGGGAAGATAATACCAATTCTATATACCAGCTCCAACAAAACTTCATGTATAGGTGGGATGGTTCTAGGGGTGATTGTGGTTCCATGCTCGTTGTTGGTGAAGGTAATTTTTCCAACCGAATCTTGTGTGGAATGCATGTTGCTGGAGGTGATGGTAATGGGTTCTCAACTGTAATGATACAAGAAAATCTACAAACCTTAATTGAAGAAACTTTTGGTAAGGAATTGTCCTTTGATGATGAAGAGTTGCCAAGTTTTTTGCTTGATAATGATTATGAAGCTCAAGGAGGTTTACAGCCAATCTTCAAATTACAGCCTAAATATGTTCCAATGGAACCGTATAAGTCTGAAATAAGGAAATCGAGGTTGTTTAAGCAACTTCCAAATCCTTATCATGAAGTAAACTCTTTACCAGCAAAAATAAAGCCCTTTTACGATAAAAATGGTTTTTTGATTGATCCTTTGGAGAAGGCTTTTAATAAATATGGTAAAGTATCTCCTGACCTTGACATAAAACTTGTTAGCGAATCTATTGAGTCTTATGAAAATTTGTTTTTACAGTGTAATACTGTAGCACTAGATTATCGTAAAATTTATGATGTTCGTACGGTTTTACATAGTTTCGAGAACATAAATTCCATAGCTAGTTCTACTAGTTCTGGATTTCCTATGTCTACAAGCTGTGAGATAGATTTGAAGAAGGAATATTACCAAGCCTGTCATCAGGGCGATGAACAAAAGATGGAAGATGCTTATCTGCGTATTGCTAATTTAGTAGAAAGCACTCTTGATCTTTATCGTTCTGGTATTAGACCTTTTTTTGCATATAAACAATGCGGAAAAGACGAAACTCGAGAATTACATAAAGTTTTAGAAGGAAAAACAAGGCTATTTAGTGCTTGTCCTTTTGTACTTTTAGTACTTTTTCGAATGTATTTCGGTTCTTTTATATCTTCTTACGTAGAATCCAATATAAAAATTGGTTCGGCTGTAGGACTTAATCCGTACTCAAACGGATGGGATACCATGTCTAGGATGCTACTTAAATTTTCCACTAGTAGTGATGAAAAAGTTATTGCCGCTGGTGATCAGGGACAATTTGATACCCGACAGTGGACCTTGATCCACAATAAAATTTTAGATATGATAAACCGATTTTATTCAAATGCGACGGAAGAAGAAAATTTCATTAGAACTGCTTTGTTCATGGAGATTACTAATTCACGTCATGTTTTTAGAGGTTGTGTTTATGAATGGTTTTCAGGCTTGCCAAGCGGAAATCCTATGACAGCTATTATTAATACTATATATAATAATATAGTTTTTACAATTTCATGGGGTTATGCGGAACTAGATATTACTGGTTTAAATTTTAAATCTATTCTTATGATATTGGGTTATCATTACATTTTTAGTGTTAGATCCATA